GTCCTTGCCGTCACTGTAAGTCAACGCATCGGCAATCTCGGGACCGAACTGCGCCTCGGCCATCTCGCGCGTGAAGTCGTGCCTAAAGGCCACCCAAGGCACCTCAGTCCATCGCTTGCCCGGACCGAGGCGGAAGTCGTCCCACTGCACCGTCTCGCATTCGACCGACTCTCCGGTGAGCTTCTCGGCCTGCTCGTCCTCACCCGGCTCCATCTCGCCCATCTGCTGCGGGGCGAAAGTGGGCACGTACTTGACGCGCGGAACACCACGCCCGACCAACAGCATGTCGAGGACGAACGATTCCGCCTCGTCGTCGAAGTCGTACTCGTCCACCTGGGCTGAGAGCGCGCGTTCAAGCAGCTCGGATACTGCCTTGCCGACGGGATCAGCATCGCGAAACCGACGCCTCACATCAGGCTCGGGGGTGCTGTTGTACACCGCCGGCAAGAGCAGTTCTGTATTCGCCCAGAGGATGTTGAACGAGTGGGCCTTTTTCTTGCCGCCCTCGTACATCTCCCAGAGCTTTTTACCTTCCTTGCGCCAGTCGTTTTCCTCGCTGTGCGCGAGGGTCAACTCGGCGAGCCACCGACGCACGACGCCCTTCGGGTCTTTCTCGATCTCGGCCGGCGTGGTGATGGATAGGGTTTCGTCAGGCGTCGCCATTACTCAGCCCCCAGCCGCTCACGGCGACGCTTTGCAATCAGTTCTGTAACGCTCGTCTGCGTCGAGTTCTTGAACTTCAACGGCTTCGGCTTCTCAATCGCGCGCACCCAAGGACGGGCCGAGCAGGCGTACCGCGTTTCATCGCCCGCGTGATCTTCACCGTCGGTGTCCACGTCCTCGGGGCGCTTTTCGTCGTGCTGTAGTGCCGGAAGCGTGCGAATTGTGTGCGTGCAGGTGCTGAAGAAAAACAGCATCGGGCGGTCGTCTTCGCCCACCAGGCGGGCGCGGAGCAAGTCCCAGCCACCCATCGCACCGCGAGGCCCGACGCGGGCGTTGTCGGCGCGCTGGAAGAACACCCCACGCCCTGCGATGCGCTCGGCAATCGACGGTCCACCGTCCTGCGCGAACGCCGCGGGGTCGATCACGCTCATGTCGATCTTCTCGCCCTCGGCCTCGCGCTCGAGGATGCCGTCGGCGACCTGTTCGGCCGTGAGCTTCAAACCGACGTTCGGGGTGTTGGGTTTCATCCCGTACCACTCGCGGTACTTGATGATCGCGCCGCGGGGATACTCGGTCATCTCGCCGTCACTCACCGCGTACCAGCCCACGCTGAACGGCTTCGCACTGCCCCAGTCCATCGCGCGGAACCGCACCCAGTGCGAGGGAATCTCGAACGGGGCAATGACGTGGCGCGTGACGCTGAACTCGCTGAAGTACGCGCCCGTCACGACCGACCAGTCGCCCTCGAGCCACGCGCGGACCAACTCGGGCGAGCCTGAAGCCTTGAGGCGCGAGATGTAGCCGGGGTCGTTGTCCAGCAGCAGGCGGTTGTCGCTCACGCGTGCGGGGATGTACACGCGCTCCAGGCCCGATTCTGCATCGCAGATGACCTGATACCCCAAGGGGGCGGGATCGATGTAGCGCCCGCGCACCCATTGATGACCGGGACCACCCGGGTTCGCTGTAGCCCTGAAGCCCACCGGCACGCCGGCACTGGATCGCAGTGTGGCCATGAGCTTCATGATCGGGGCCGGGTTGGGGAAGTTGCCGATCTCTTCGACATAGACCCGCGTGTAGGCGTGGCCCTGGTACTTCTCGGCGTCTGAGTCGTTTTCGAGGTACGCGAACCTGAGCCGCGCGCCGTTCGGGAAGCGCCAGAGCTTTTCTGTTTCGTTGAACGTGGCGCGGAGCTTGGTGTAAAGCTCGCGACTGCGCTCGATCGTGTCGTAAAGTTCCGTGCGGCTGCGGCGCACCATGAGGCCAGACGCCGCAGAGCCGTGTAAGCCCGCGTGCGATACCCACTCACCGAGCATCCCGTCTGTTTTGCCGCCGCCTCTAGCGCCACCGTACAGTACCTCGAAGATCGGGCATGTCAGGAGGTGGGTTTGGGGGCCAGGCTGAGGCTCCCAGATGACGACGACTTCTCTAGCCACGCTTTGGCGCTCCCCATAGGCTCGGGCGCGCGCAAGACGAAATCGACGGACCCTTCGTGTTCGACCGTTTGACGATCACCGTACTTTTTCGACTTGAGCTTCGCGGCGGTCCATTGCAGACCGTTGATGACGACCCTGCCCGCATCAGGTGCAAGCGCGCCATCCTGTACCTTGCCGATCGTGTCGAGCACCCGATCGAACATCGAGTCGCCCTGATCCTCGCGCGCGCGGGAATACTGCCCCCGAAATGCATCGTCCTGAGACAACCAACGGAGGACCGTTGTTTCTGCCGGCATCCCTTCGTCGCTTGTGATCTTTCGCAGCGACTCCCCCAGCGCGATTCGCTCGCAGATGGAGGCGCAGAGTTCTGGCGTTTGGATGCTCGGGCGTCCCACGGATGAGCATATAACTCACTCGGGTTGTAAGTTGGTAGGGGGTGACCCGTTTCGGGTCAACGCACGACGATAGGCGCGATAGAGCGTTTTCACACTGCATTGAAATCTGCGCGCGAGCATCTTGTCGCTGTACTCGGCGCGCAGTTTCATGATCAGCGCGATCTGCTTTTCCTGCTCGGGTGTCATACCGCCCGCCACAGGATCGTGAACAGCATCAGCATCAACTCCAGTGCGATTCCAGCCGCAGCGAACACGGCTGAGTCTGGGACGGGTTCGTCATCGTCGCTCATAGTTCGCCTCGTTGAAAAAGCGCCGGCTCACAACCGGCGAGTTGTGCCCTGCGCAGCGGGAAGGACCGCGGGGGCGTCATTGGTACTGCTCGAGCAATTCCCGAAGCTCGGGGATGCGCCACCGCTTTTCGGTTCGCTTGAGCCTGAGAAGTTCCTCTAGGGCCGGCTGGCCGTAGGTGCGGACGATGTAGGCGGCGAATTCGTCCTGCGCGCCATTGAGGTACAGATTGCACCGTGGACACTGGGGCGCGACGTTCTGCTCGTTCCACCGTGTAGCGGCGTGGCCCCGCTTGATGAAATGGCCTGCCTGGGATTCCTCCCACGGCATCCGCTTGCCACAGGTGACGCAAGTGACCCAACCGCCGAAGTCCGCGTGGTGCTGGCGGATGCTTCTCGAGAACGCGGTATCGAGTTTTTTGATCAGGCCGGCGCGGGAGACTGGTCTAGGCATTCGGCCACCATGTCTGCATCCCGTTCCTAACCTCTCCCCGGTGCGCGTGAAGCGGCTCGAGTTCCTTGAGCCTTCGCCCAACTGCATGACGCTCCAATCCCGTGAACTCAGCGATCTCGGTATAGGTCATGCCAGGTCGGCTTCGGATCGCGGCTTTGATCAGGTGTTGGTGGTTTGCGAGCCTTCCGCTTGCCTTGATTCGCGCGGCCGCGATATGGGAGGTCGCTGGGTCGTTCCGGCGTGATCGGGGGGTATCCGTGAACAGCGTTTGTTGCAGCATTCGCGTGCCCTCTCAGGTCGAAGTTGTAGGGGTGCCCGTGGGGGAAGCCTTCGGGCGGGCCGAGATACGCCAGCCGTGCGCCAAACCTTTTTTTGCAGTCTTCGGCCAACTCCAGCGCCCCGAGAGCGGAGAGTTTTTCTCGGATGTCGCTTGCTCGGTTTTGAACTCGCGCACCAAGTCGAGCCAGCTTTTTGTCGATTTCATCGGTCATCTCCGCGCCACATCCCAAATGACCTTCATCAATTGGCGTTTGTTGTCCTCAGCCGCCTGACGTTTAGCCGCCGTGATTTGCTCCGGCGTTGGTTCGATTCGTTCGCGGCGTAACGGGGTTTGGACCACCGCTGGCCCACGGAGCATCGGGTATCCGAACTTCTGAGCGTTCCGCGCCCATGTGCGCCAGGAAGCGTCCCAGTCCTTCGCGATGGTCCCTTTGGCCGTGTGGTGGTCTCGGAAGCTGGCGAACAGTTCCGGTGCGTCTACGTTCGGTAGGCGTTCTGCGGCGTAGGCTTTGCGGTCATCAGTGAGGGTGAAATCCTCCGGGATTCCTGTCCCTCGCCTAGCCTTCTGTTTCGGTAACGTTTCTGTAACGTTTCTTGTAACGTTACCGTCTGCTTCTGCTTCTGAGTCTGTTTCTGATTCTTCTGATTCAGAGGCAATCCGAAGTTTTTCTCGAAATCGCCGGACTCGAGCTAGGCTGTGATCGGACGCAAGCTGCCGCCGCTCCCAACCGCTTGGTTGCCACTGTTCGTCGATCAGGTCAACTTCGATCAGCCTCCGCTTGACCTCGTCCGTTTCACGAATGGCAAGCCCTAGCTTTGCGCCGATGGTGCGGTCTAGCAGGCTGGCCTTCGTGTTGTCCACGATGCCCTGCGCCTTGCAACAAAGAACCGCGACGTAGTGCCAACGGTCCTCATAGGCAAGTAGCTTTAATTTCCCGTCGTCAACGGTTTCGGCGTACAGGCGAAACCACGACAGGCTCACAGAGAACGCCCCGCCCCGCTTTCCAGCGGGGGCCGCGCTGCATCAACAGTCGGTGTGGACGGGGCGAATTTGGTTGTCATGCTGCGTCGAGTTTCAGCACCAAATCCTCTAGCGGGATTCGCGTGCGCTCGTTCAGTTTCCGCAGCGCAACAGCGTTCGGATGCTGCCGTCCGGCGAGCCAATTACTCATTGTTTGCCGAGTGACGCCGATCTCGTCGGCCAGTTGCCCCTGACTTACGCCGGTTAGCCGGAACCATTCACGCAGTTTTTCCATTGCCGCAGCATAGGCTCGCGCTGTGAGCCTGTCAACACTTCGCTGCAAATATATTTGACGGCTACAAAATACGGGCGTATGGTTCATCCATCGCCGGATGTCCCGGCGGGGGAGCAGAAGATGGCAAAGCCGAAATCAGCTTTCACCGAAGCCGCCGCCGAACTGTGGTCGGACCTCGGCAACCGCTACTGGGCCGACATCATCCCGTCCGAAGCTCGCGAGTACGTCAATGCTGACGTGATCGTGTCGTGGCTCGCCAGTGAATCTCAGGGCCGCGAGTACGAGACGATCTGCGCCGACGTGATGGCGCAGCGGCTGACCTCGGACCAGGCACGGACGTTGCTTCTCGCGGCGTCAATCGACCATTCCGCAAAGGTACTGGAGCTGTTCAAGGATGCGGTGGTCGAGCAGATCGCCCGCGATCTCGTCTACGCCGCGAACAAACTCGGCGAGAATTTCGACCCCTCCGACAGCGAGATGGCGCGCAGCTCGTATGCGTCACAGGTTGATGACCCGCTGATCGGCGACCGCCGGCATCTGGCGAGGATGGCGCGATGAAACGCTCGAAGACCGTGTTCGAGCGGATCGCGCAGCGTAACCGGCTGTTCGCAAAGTTCGCCGGCCCCGACTGTGAGCACACCAGCGCCCTTAACAAGGCGCGGATCTTCCGCGTGTTGTTTGACGAACACACGCCGCCAACCAGCCGCGCTGAGTTGCGGACGCTCGCACAGCAGTCCGTCGCCGCCGGGCGCACCGGCCGTGAGGAGCAGTTCGATGTATGACTCATGGGACGTCGTCGCGCTGGTGTTCTTCCTCGCCGTGCTGGCCGTGGCCGCCGTCTGCTGGCTGGTGTCGCACGTCAACCGGAACAATCCGCTGAGCCGTGAGGAGCGGAAGCACTTGCGCTCCGTCACCAACGGCAAGCGCGCCATGGCGAGCGACCGATGAGCGCCCTGCGTCCCATGCGCTGCCGCGAGTGCGATGAATACATCGTGTTCCTACCGACGTCGACAGGTAAGCAGATGCCGATCGACGCCGACTCGGTCGACGAAGACGACACCGAGTTCGACCCGAAAAAGCACATCACGCACTTCTCGACCTGCACCAATGCCGCACGCTTCAGGAAGCCGAAATCATGAGCGCCAACGTCACCGACAGCCGCGGCCTGTTCCTCGTCAAGCGGGCGCGGCACGAGGGACCGACCTACACCGCGGTGTTGCTCAAGGACGTCACGGTCTCGCAGCTGCTGCATTACCTGCGTGGCGCACCAGTGCGGCTCGACACGGTGCGCGGGTATGCCGTGATCAGGCCGACTGAAACCATTCCAACGCCGCCAGACGCGGCCTAGAGGACGAAATGAACGCAAAAGCAGAGTTGATGCCGGTCGAACCGCAGGCGGTTGCCTCGGTGCCGGCCGTGATGACCCCCGCGCACATGCTCGCCATCGCGGTTGACCGAAACGCTGACTTGGATCGCATCCAGCAGTTGATGGTGCTGAAGAGCCAGTGGGAAGCCGACGAGGCTCGCAAGTCGTTCAACGCCGCACTGGCTGCGTTCAAGGCCGACCCGCCGAAAGTCGTCAAAGACCTGACGAACTCGCAGTACGGTTCCAAGTACGTGTCGTTGGGCAACTTGGTGAACACTGTCAACGCCGCGCTGGGCACGCAGGGACTGAGCGCCAGTTGGACTTTCAAGCAGTCCGACAAGACGATCGAAGTCACCTGTCTGCTCGAACACATCGACGGGCATACCCGCAGCGTGTCGCTGGCCGCACCACCCGACACGGCTGGGTCCAAGAACCAGTTGCAGCAGATCAAGTCGACGATCACGTACCTCGAGGGGGCAACCTTTCAGGCCGTGACAGGCATCGTGTCGCAGAACGCAACGCTGGACGACGACGGCAAGGCTGCTGCCGGCCAGGAGAAGGCCGCGCCCACGGCGCCAGCCGACTACGAGCGCTGGCAGGCCGACATGACCGCGCTGGCGGATGAGGGTTTACAACCCCTGCAGGCCGGGTGGGGCCGCTCCGCTCCAGACCTCCGGCAGTACGCATCAATGGTTGACAAGGCGTGGTGGGAAGCCACCAAAGCCAAGGCCCGCCAGGTGCCGGCATGAGCTTCAAAATCATCGAAGCCGAGCAGCGGTCGGAAATGTGGTACGCCGCTCGAGCTGGCCGCGTGACCGGCTCCCGCGCGAACGACGTGCTGGCGAAAATCAAGACGGGCGAGGCCGCTGCCCGCAGGGACTACCGCTTGCAGCTTGCGGTCGAGCGGATCACCGGAACGACGATGGACACGAACGGTTTTGTGTCGGCGGAAATGCAGCGCGGAATAGACAGTGAACCCGCCGCACGCGCACGCCTTGAGGCGTTCGCCGGCTACCTGATCCGCGATACGGGTTTCCTCTCTCACGACTCCCTGATGGTCGGGTGCTCGCTGGATGGGGACGTGGACAACTTCGAGGGGATCATCGAACTCAAGGCCCCGAAGTCCACCACCCACGTCGGCTATCTGAGGGCCGGCGTCCTGCCGTCATCCTACGTGCCACAAGTCACCCACAACCTTTGGGTGAGCGGCGCGACGTGGTGCGACTTCTGCTCGTTCGACGACCGCCTGCCCTCCGGTCTCGACTGGTTCCACGTTCGCGTGTACGCGAAGGACCTGGACATCGAAGGCTACGCCACAGCCGTCGCCCGGTTCTTGGCCGAAGTAGCAGTGGAAGCCGACGAACTCACTCAACTGAGGATCGCAGCATGAGCACTGAACTGGTCGCCGTTCAAACGGCCGTTGCTGAATTCGATCGAGTCGCCGCCGGTCTCCAGGACCTGCAGGACCGCTTCGGGGGCGTGCTGTACGACGTCACCACCACCAAGGGACTGGACACCGCGAAGGAAGCCCGCGCCGCGGTACGCGCCCCTCGGTTCGAGGTGGAGCGCGTCCGCAAGGCGGCGAAGGCCCCGATCCTCGCCCTTGGAAAGTCGATCGACGACCGGGCGAAGGAGATCACGGCCGCAATCCTCAAGATCGAGGAACCGATCGTGTTTCAGATCGAGGCTGAGGAGGCGCGCAAGGAAGCCGAGAAGCAGGCCAAGATCGACGCCGAGATCAAGCGGGTGAGCGAGATTCAGGCGCGAATCGAAGATATTCGCCAGTGGCCGGCGCGGTTCACTGGCAAGCCTTCGGTTACGGTGGCCGAACAGCGCAATGCCGCGGAAGAATTCACCATCGACGAATCCTTCGCGGAGTTCGCGGAGAGCGCCACGGTCGCACTGATGGGCGCGCGGCTGGCCCTGAAGCACATGCACGCTGAACGGCTGGAGCATGAAGCCGAACAGGAGCGCATTCGCTTGGAGCGTGCCGAACTCGACCGGCTGCGCGCAGAGCAGACGCAGCGTGAGGCTGCGGAACGGCAGCGCCAGGCAGAGGAAAACCTCAAGGCTCAGGCAGCGCGCGAAGCCGAGGAAACTGAGCGTCGCCGGATGCAGGCCATCGAAGACGCGGAACGTGCCGAGCGCATCGCTGCGGAGAACGCAGAGATCGCAGCTCGTCGCGCGGAACTCGATCGGCAGGAGCACGAGGCGCGGCAGGCGCGCGAGAAGGACGCCGCGGCACTCACGCCGCCGCCCTCGCCGCCTGCTGTGGCCGCCGCACAATCCCTGCGGGCGAGGCCGAGAGACGAGGACATCGCCGATGCCGTTGCCTTCGCGTTCGGCGTGGATTCGGTAGTCGCCGACTCGTGGCTGCGCACGTACGGCCAGGCAGCGCAGCAGGCCGCGTAATGCCCGACCTGATCCTCACTCGCACCTTGAACGGCCTCGCGCCCGCGGACGACTTCGCCCGCGAGGCTATCCGGCATTGGAAAGTCGGCGCGACGCTGCGGGCGCAGGTCACGAAGATGCGCAACGCTTCCATGCACAGGAAGTTTTTCGCGCTACTCACGACGGTGTGGCAGGCATGCGACCAGTACCCCACGGTCGATGCCCTGCTGACCGACCTCAAGTTCCGTCTCGGCCACACCGATGACGTGCTGCTGGTCAGCACAGGTGAAGTCGTGCGGATTCCGAAGTCGATCAGCTTCGCGGCGATGGATCAGGTCGAGTTCGGCGACTTCTACGAAAGAGCGCTGAGGGAGCTATGCGAAATGGCCGGCGGCATTGATTCCGACATGCTCAGGCAGACGGTGCTTGAACAGTTGGCGGCGGCATGATCGTCGGTAGAAAGCCCAAGCTGTCCGCCGCGCAGCAGACCGAGCTGCACGCATGGGCGGCGCAACGCTGCACGCTGCGCGAGAAGGCGCGGCAACTCGGCGTGTGCGAGGCGACGCTAAAGCGCTACATCTACGGGCAGCAGAAACGACCCGTGAGGGCGGCATGACCGCCGACGCCCTCACCTGGCGGCAATCCACCGAGGCGATCGGGCCGCACGGCGAGCTGTGCGTGCGGCACGATTGCGTGGAATACCCGAGGCTGTACTGTTTGAGCCAGCGGGCGAGCGTGGAAACCGAATGGTATGAGTGCTATTTCGTCTACGGCATCGGGGCGCAGTGGTGGCACACGGCAGACGAGGCTTTACAGGCGATGATGGCGAATCCGTGAATACAAGTCAAGCTAACTACGTTGAATTCCTAGACAACAAAACGCCACGCGCAGTCGCTCGCGGCCTGTCTGCGATCCCATCGTTATCGTCGCACCTATTCCCGTTCCAGCGGCATTGTGTCGAATTCCTGCTAGGCGTCGGATCCGGTGGGTTGTTCCTCGATACCGGCCTCGGAAAGACGCTAGTGCAGTTGGAATACGCGGAGATCGCCCGCCAAGTCGAAAACGGCAAGGCACTGATCCTGACGCCGCTGGCCGTGGCGAAGCAAATCGAGCGCGAGGCGCATCGGTTCGGCTACCCGGCCCGCGTGATCCGCGACCAGTCCGAGGTCCGCGAAGGGATCAGCATTTGCAATTATGACCGACTGCACTTGATCGACACTTCGGCTTTCGGTGTTGTCACGCTGGACGAAGCCAGCATCCTCAAGTCATTCACTGGCAAGACAACCCGCTGCCTCATCAATGCTTTCGAGGGGCATCGCTGGCGCGTCCCTGCTACGGCTACACCGGCCCCGAATGACCATATGGAACTCGGCCAGTACGCTGAATTCTGCGGCGTGATGCAGTCGAATGAAATGCTATCGCGGTTTTTCATCAACGATACCGCGAACGCCAGCCAGTCCTGGCGGCTGAAGCGTCACGGCGTCGAGCAGTTCTGGGATTGGGTTGCGTCGTGGTGCAGGCTGGCGCAGTTCCCGAGCGATCTAGGCGACGACGATTCCGGCTTTGATCTGCCGCCGATTGCAATTCATCGGCATAGGGCAGCAGAGAACGCGCCCACGGTTAGCGGCGGGCTGTTCGGCGATGAAGTCGTGAGCGCGACGAACCTGCACACGATCAAGCGGGCCACCGCTGGAAAGCGAGCCATGATCGCTGCGAACCTCGCAACATCGGACGCCCACGAGCCGTGGGTGATCTGGTGCGATACCGACTACGAGGCGGACGCAATTCTAGACGCGCTAGGCGATACACCCAGCGTGGTTGAGGTCCGGGGATCTATGCCTGCCGAGCGCAAGGAATGGAACCTGGAGTCGTTCGTGGACGGATCGGCGCGGATCATGGTGACGAAGCCCTCCGTGGCTGGATTCGGGCTGAACTGGCAGCACTGCGCCAGGACGGTATTCGTAGGACGGTCATTCAGTTACGAGAGCTGGTATCAGGCCGTGCGCCGGTTCTGGCGCTTCGGGCAGGCCCGCGAAGTACAAGTGCATCTCGTTGTCGCGGAGGGTGAGGATTCAATCGCCCGCGTGATTGATCGTAAGGCCGACGATCACGACAGCATGAAAATCGCAATGCGTGCCGCGATGGCTCGCAACGCAGGGAAAAAGAGCGCCACTCGCGTGGCTTACGAGCCTAACCACAAAGGGAGGCTGCCTTCATGGCTATGAGTCGCCCCAAGCGCTTCTACAGGAACATGACCCCGCAAATAGCGCGTGAGATTAGGCAACGATATTTTGATCGGCAGATGAATCAGCGCCAATTGGCTGACGCCTACGGCATCAAGCAAAACACAGTATCCAGAATAGTGAGTAATCAAGTATGGAATGTCTAAACGAAAAGCACGGCGATGGATGGGTTGCTTATCACGGCGATTGCGTGAGTGTTGCTAGTCAGCTACCGGACGAGTGCATCGACTTTTCCGTGTACTCGCCGCCGTTCGGCTCGCTGTTTGTCTATAGCGATTCCGCTGCCGATATGGGCAATAGTTCCAGCGATGGTGAATTCGCCGCGCACTATGCCTACCTCGTTCGTGAGAAGTTCCTACTGACGAAGCCGGGACGGCTAACGGCGGTGCATTGCTCTGACTTGCCGATGACGAAGTGGAAGGACGGCGCAGTAGGCATCAAGGATTTCAGCGGCGACATTATCCGTATCCATCAGGACGCCGGATGGATTTTTCACAGTCGCCGCACGATCTGGAAATGCCCCGTTGTCGAGATGACGCGCACGAAGCATGTCGGGCTGCTTTACAAGCAACTCAAAAGCGATAGCTCCAAGTCGCGCGGCGGAATGCCTGACTACCTGATGACGTTCATCAAGCCAGGATTGAATGAATCGCCAATCACGCACGACGCGGCTGACTTTCCGGTGACGCAGTGGCAGGAATGGGCGTCCCCGGTATGGATGGACATTAACCAGACCAACGTTCTAAACGTCAAAACGGCACGGAGCGAAAAGGACGAGAAGCACCTTTGTCCGTTGCAATTGGACCTGATCGAGCGTGCGTTAGTGTTGTGGAGCAATCCCGGCGATACGGTCCTGTCCCCGTTCATGGGGATAGGCAGCGAGGGGTATCAATCCATACGGGCCGGACGCAAGTTCATCGGGATCGAGTTGAAAGAGGCTTATTGGCGGCAAGCGTGCGAAAACCTGAAAGGAGCCGCCAGTCAGGCGGATATGTTCGCGGCATGAACACCGACGACCTGATCCCCTACGAACGCGCTGCGGCGTTGATTGGGGTAGAACCGAAACGACTGTTCGGCATGAACACTGATACATCCGGGGATGCTACGTGAGAGTCCTGGTCGCCTGCGAGTACAGCGGGGCCGTGCGGCGGGCGTTCCGTGCCTTGGGGCATGATGCCTGGAGTTGCGACCTGCTGCCAGCGGAGGACGAGTCCGCGTTCCACATCCAGGACGATGTATTGCGCCATGTGCGGGGACGATGGAACTTGATGATCGCCCATCCGCCCTGCACGCACCTGAGCGTGTCAGGCGCTCGCTGGTTCAAGGACAAGCTGCCAGAGCAGGCAGCGGCCTTGGACTTCGTGCGCGAGCTTATGGACGCTCCTATCCCCCGGATTGCGATAGAGAACCCCATCAGCATCATTTCCAGCCGCATCAGGAAGCCCGACCAGATTATCCAGCCGTGGCAGTTTGGACACGGGGAAACGAAGGCGACCTGTCTGTGGCTCAAGGGACTGCGGAAGCTGGTCCCGACAAACATCGTGGAAGGCCGAGAGGCGCGGGTACACAAGATGGCCCCTGGCCCGGATCGGTGGAAGGAACGCAGCCGGACCTATGAGGGGATCGCCCAGGCGATGGCCGCGCAGTGGGGCGTAGCAAGTATTGAGGCCGCAGTAACTCCCCCTTGACAGTAACCGGTTACTATGATCTAATCTCTACATGGTCGGGATTGGCCTGACCGGGAGAGCAAAGATGCGGACCCTCACAGACAACGCCGGAACGGTTTGGGAAGTGGTCGAAGCTGTAAGCGATGAAGCTGCCTGGAATGCGATCAACCACGCTCGCGTCACCGGCAGCACCGGCTCCAATCACTACGTCAACGAAAACGGCGTGGAGCGGGTCGAAGCCATCGTGCGGAAGGCCCAGAGTGCCGGAGCCTAAAGCCAAACTGATGCAGCGCCTTCGGGCGCTCCGTCAGGCCGAAGGCTGGGTACGGGTCGAAGTGTGGATACCGAAGGCCCTGGTGCCGAAGCTGCGGGCCTACGTGAAGCGAATCGCTGATAGCGGAAACGGGAGCAAGAAATGAAACTTGAAGGCAAGAGCGAGTTGTTCCGAATGCTCGGCAGCGGTCTACGCCCTTCGCGCTCCGCTACCCCGTCCATCGACTATCCGATGCGTTGTGGACACGACCCGCAGGACGACACGGACGGGATTCCGTTTATGTGCG